CGAAGTTATCGAGGTTAATGATGTTGTAGGACAATCATTAATAAAACAAAATATCGGCGGAGTCTATGTAAAGCCAAAGATAAAGAAAGTAAACATAAAGCAAATTGACAAAGCACCCCGTGACAAAATGCTGCGGGGTGCAACTAAAAATAAAAAAATAAAATAACCTTTTGACCGAAAGGTTGCCTCTTAAACAGGGGTGAAAGGAGTATTATTATGGGTAAGACTTTAGCAAAGTATAATTTTAAGAATAGCGGATTCCCGATGGTTTATGATAAATCAACTGCTGAATCAGTAGTACCAATGTTCCCGATAGTATTTTATGATGATTTTTTAGGTGCTGCGGGTGGAAGTGTTTTTGATGGCACTATGATTTGGAATGTTGTTACTGTTGGAACATCTACAAATGAAACTGCTGCAATTGTTGCAGATTCTGCAAATGGTCAATTCCTTTTACATCTTGCTGCAGATGATGAAGCAGAAGATACAGTTTTATATCAGAGCGATAATAAAACTTTTGATGTAGGCTCTGGTCTGATTTTTGAATGCAGACTTAATATGGCAGTAGTTCCAGGAACTGGAGTAACAGCAGTATTCGGTATGGCAGGCGACCATAATTTAGACAAAGATTCAGTAACCGAACAGGCTTGGTTTAGATTACAGGCGAGTGCCGCATTACTATGTGAATCTGACGATACTACAAATGATAATAATGATATAGCAACTGGGATTACACTCGTAGCGGCAGCAAATCATATATTCAGAATTGACTTTACTACTATAGCAGATGTTAAATTTTATGTTGATGGTGTAAGAGTAGCAAGTGGCACTACCTTTGATATGTCAAATTTAACTGCTGGCGAACAGCAAATGCAACCTTATTTCAGTTTAGATAAAGCAAGTGGAACTGGACTTGGCGACTTAAATATTGACTACGTAAGGATATTCCAAGATAGAAGCTAAACAAACAGGGGTGGGAAATTCCCACCCCTTTATTTTAATGGGGTGATATAAATGATAGTATCTCTAACTAATATATTAAATTATCTCGATGTAGATATCGGTTATTTTACCGTCAATGCTTCTCATGATAAATTAATATTAGCTTATGACGGCGGCGTTGCCACAAGTGTAGAAGTTGATGATGGCACGTATAACGGGGCTGATTTGGCTACTGAACTACAGGGTAAAATAGATACTGCATTTACTATATCATCTACGGTAAGCTATTCAACCACTACAAAGAAATTTACTATCGATGTTGGAGCTGGCCATACTATAGCATATACTCATACGGGTAGCGATGCAGGGCTTTTATTCGGCTTTAACGCTGACCACGCGGCAGCCCAGACTATCACATCAGATATAGCAGCGAGTGACCCATCGGAGATTATATCAGTTATTCATAATTCGGTTGAAGATTGGGTAGAGAATTATTGTGATAGAAAATTTGAGGCGGCTCTATATGTGAAGGAAAGGCACGATGGCAATGGACAGCTGATAATATACTTTGAACAATATCCGGTTATTACGGTTAATCTTGACGGTTTAGTCTGGGATAGTTCGGCAAAAACATTAACGAGGGCTGACGGTGGTAGCTTTGTAGATGATGGCTTTGTGGCAGGCGATAAAGTATTAGTGCAAAATAGCGATAGTAATAGCGGTCTGCTTACCATAGATACAGGCGGAGTGGCTGCTTTAACTCTAACCTTTACCGATACCATCGTTGAAGATGTTGATGATGATGATGTAATATTATCTCATTTTAGAGAACTTTGGGTTGGCAGTAGCGAAATAAATAAGAATAGTTATGAAGTATTTGATGACCATATATATTATAGCGGCGGTTTTAACGAGGGTCACGGCAACGTTAGAATGACATATTATGCAGGGTATAGCTCCGATAATATGCCTTCTGACCTGCAGTTGGCAATAGAAATTATAGTTGAAGATATATATAGAAAACGACAAGAGGAAATATTTGGGGTAAAGAATTATAAAGTAGGAGATATAAGTATAACTTGTGAAGAAGGGGATATACCAAAAGAGGCAGAGAATATTTTAGATAAGTATGTTAAGAGGGAGATTATATGAAGGTTTTAAACCTATATGCAGGGATTGGTGGTAATAGAAAATTTTGGGAAGATGTTAATGTTACGGCAATTGAAAATAATGCTGAAATTGCAAAAGTATATCAGAAATTTTTTCCCAATGATAAAGTTATTATCGGAGATGCACACCAGTATCTTTTATACCACTTTAAGGAATATGATTTTATTTGGAGTAGCCCGCCATGTCAATCGCATTCTGTTTGCAATCATTTCCTGAAAGGGCAAGGAATTTTTAGATATCCAGATATGAGATTATATGAAGAAATAATATTTTTGAAACATTTTTATAAAGGTAAATGGGTAGTAGAAAATGTTAAACCATATTATGAACCATTAATAAAACCGCAAAAAGTAGGAAGGCATTGTTTTTGGAGTAATTTTCTAATACCAAATATAAAAGTAGATTATCAAATAGGAACTATGAATAGGCAGGCCTCAAAAGAAAAACAAAGAAAAGCAATAATCAGAGAAGCCCAAATACCAGAATTAATAACTTTACATGGACTGAATTTGATGGATGTAAAATTAAAAAACAAAAGACAAGTTTTAAGGAATTGCGTTTTACCAAAAATAGGATTACATATATTAAATTGTGCTTTCCCAAAACTATCATCTAACGAAAAAATTATGTTTGGAAAATTGAACACAACTAAAGCTATACCAGAATTACTATTTAAGGGGGTGATTAAATGATTTTTTGTGATAAATGTATATGTCATAATTGCGAATGTGAATTTTATTATCCAACAGATTTTAGCCCGACTGATGCAACTCTTGACCATACTATAATATGCCCTAAATGTGGCAGTGAAAATTGTGGCAAAGGGGGTAATTAATATGATAGGCAAAAAGGTTACAATGGAATTGAGACGATGGACAGGGACGCCAGATGGAATGGGTGGCGAGACATTTGCTTGGGCTGGCTTGCGAAATATAACAGGCGTGCTATCTACTATCAGGGGAGCAGAAAGATTATCCGCTGACAAATTAACTGTTATAGCTGATTACTATTTTTATATAGATTATCCTATCGGCGAAACAATAACCGAAGCTGATATATTCGTTAAAGGCACGACTACATATAAGATTATATATATTAATAATATGGGGCATAGCCAGGGGAAACGGTTAAGAATAACTTTGAAAGAGGAAGTTTAAATGGGCGTAAAATGGTATGGTGCAAAAGTTATTAGCAAAATAAATAAGGCGAATAAGCAGATAATCAATAAGGCTTGTTTAATGGTGGAACGTGACGCTAAACAAAGTATTGGGCTTGTTCCTTCACCATCTCCACCTGGACACGCACCCGCTGCACCGACTGGACGGTTAAGAAGCTCGATTACACACGAGATAGAAGGTACGACTGGCAGGGTTGGAACAAATGTTGAATATGCTTTATTTTTAGAGTTAGGAACGGAAAGAATGGCACCACGACCTTACCTGCGACCTGCTCTTCATAAGAATGAAAAGGCTATATTGCAATTATTTAAGAAGATTATATAAGGAGATTATATGCAAGTATTATTCACCGGACTATGGAATAAATATAATAGCAACGCAGCCCTCAAAGCGGTAGTATCGGGAATGCATTTAAACCAGGCACCACAGGGGACAGCATATCCTTATATTGTTTATCACAAAATTGATGGTAGACCCGATTACACATATACCGAAGATATGGAAAACGTAATAATACAGTTTAATATTTATGATAATAATAATAGCTCGACAACGATTAACGATATATATACGAAGCTGACGGCATTATATGACTGGTGCAGCTTAACTGTAGTGGGATGGGATTCGATATATATGCGAAGGGAAATAGATAATTTAACGAGAGATAATGGTGTTTGGAATTATTTCGTACAATATAGGCTGGAAATCCAGCAATAAAATAAAAAAAGAAAGAGGTGATTTAAAATGGCGGAACAAGCTGGCAAAAACGGTAGTGTTACTTTTACAAATTTAACAGCAGGCGTTAAAAGTTGGAATTTAGATGGTGCAGCTGATATGTTAGAAACTACTGATTATGGTGATAGTGGGCACAAAACTTTTACAGGTGGTTTAGATGGCTGGACAGCAAGTTGTGAA